GAAGGGAGGTGAGAGCCTGGGTGACATTCTTCGCCGCGTCGGCAGCGGTTCCGGTGTCGATGACACTGATGTCGAGATCAGTGTGCTGAGTGGTGAAGATTGCCGTCGGAGTGGCGGCGGCGTCGGCGTAGTCAGCCTGCGCGGCTGCCCACTGTGCCGGGGTCTGGAAAATCGGCTCCGGGGCGTCATCCGAACCGATGCCGGTGGCGTAGGCGGAATCCCAGTAGAGGCCATGCTCTTCGGCGTGCTGGAGGAGCATTTCTGCAACAGCGTTCCCACGCGCATCCCGAAGAAATTCCTCGGTGACGTTCGTGCGGGCGGCACTCTTGAAGTTGCGCACTCGCACACGCTCGAAGGAACCAATCTTCTCGTTGTAGGCTCCCGATTCTGCAACAAACGCATCGCCGGACATGTCGATACGAGCGTTGACACGCTGGAGTTCGACATCGTTGCTGTAGGTTCGCACCTGGCAGTTCTGACGAAGGACCGCCAACTTGGGCAACTTGCGAATCATCTGGCCGAGAAGATCGACCGGGATGCTTGCACCTGCGACCGGACCACCGGCGTCGGTAGCGGTAAACGTCGCGTCCGAACCATCCGAACCAAGACCGAGCGGGTTGACACGGGTGTCAGGGTTGCCGCCGAGGATCTTGATGTCCGTTCCGTTCCTCTCGAAACGGTATCGGGTGTCTTCGCGGGGAGCCGAACCCGGCGAAGTGGAGAAACCGAAAGACGGCTTCTTCACGATGGCGGATGCCTTTTCGCGTGCTTCGGTTGCCCGAATCTTGGTGTCGATCTCGGCCAGGCGTGCTTCGCCCGATTCGAGAAGTTCAATCGACTCGATGTCGTCGATACTGTCGTTGCGGAGCAAGATGTCATTCATCTTGCCCGCGAGATCGTCCCGCTGCTCGCGGAGACTCCGTGCGTCGTCCATTGGAGGACTCCTAAGTAAGACGGGACTTCGCGGAACCGTAGGCTCCACTTGTCACCAGAGAAACTTCGACGAGCCTTGCACTCCGAACCGTTCGGATTGATGGCGCTCCCCGATTGTGCTTCCAGGTGTCGCCACCTTCGGAAACAATGAAACCCACAGAAACAGACCCGTCGAAATCACCTCTCTCAAGTGCTTCGATTACGTCTTTTCTACACTCCGGAAGATCGCAGGCAAACCCAAGACCTTCCTCTCTCTCGTCAAATCTCAACGTCCCCGCGCCCGTTCTTCCAAGGGGTACAGAACTCGGTTCGTGTTGAATGAACATCGAAACCGAATCGTCAATCTGCATGGCTCTCGGTTCCATGCGTTCGCGGTACGGTCGAGGTCTGTCGCGGAGTACAACACTGAGGCTGTTGTACGGAACTGCGATTCCCTCAATCGTCCGATTCGTCATCGTTCCCGCCGGAAGTATCCGGCGTTCGATCTTCGTCATTTGCTTGTTCCTGGTTCTGCTCCACTGGGAGCATGTTGGGACCGATGAGAACCTCGTCGCCACCTTCGAGGGGTGTGTACCCCATCATGGTGCGCGCTTCGTTTCGGGTCATAATGCCCGACTGGATTGCGACCTGAATTGCGTTGACCTGTTCACTGAACGTGCCGCGAACCAGCGGAGCCGTATCAAACCAGACCCGGAAGCGTCTGTTCGACTCACGACCCGGCAGCAACTTGAAACCGAGTTCGGTTTGGATGCTCGCAAGATAAGCCCCCAGGCAGGTATCGACGTATGCCCGTGACATCTCGCTGGTCTGTTCTTGCGTTGAGTTTTCGAGGTTGTAGAGGTACTGCGGAGGTACGCCGTACATCTGTGCAACTTGGTTGATCGTGAATCTTCTTGCAGCGATCCAGTCCTGATCGGTAAGGGACTGCCCGACTTGTTTCACATCGGACTCGTTCTGCACGACGATGGGCCGAAGCATTCCTTCGACGCTGCCATGCGCGTGTAGGAACGCATCCTGCATCGCTCGGATTGCATCGCCGCCGACTGTTTCCTTCGTGGTGATTGCAATCTTGCCAAGACCAGGCATCCGGAACGCTTGCGCTCCAGCCATTTCCTGCTGCGAACCAAGTTCAATCGCACGACGAGCGACAACAATGGGGCTTTCACCCCAGAGCAGTCTTTGGTGCGCGGGCATTCTCCAGTGAATGACATCTCTTGGTTCAAGGTCGCCGTATTCGCTCGAACGGTAGTACCAACCACCCTGTTCGGTGTTGGGAAGGATCTGCACATCCCAAGGCCGAACAGGAATGAGTTCGTCAACCTCACCGGCAACGCGAGAGATCAGGGAGAACGAGTTCCCCCAGACCATCATGTTCGTGACCATCCATCGTCGCCACTCGAACGAAGTAAAGAACTTATTCGTGTGTTGGTTCAGGATGTCATCAAGGTCGGGGTACTCTTCGCATTCTTCCCACCGACCGTCGGCGTACTCTTGGATCTGAATGGGGAGCCGGGCGACATCGCCAGCGACCACCGACACCGCACGCTGTACCGGGCAGAGTCCGAGTCCGACAAACGGATCAGCCGTGACATCTGCCGCCGAAGTCGGGCGTTCCCAGTTCCACCAAGTATCGGGCAGGATGTGACCACTGCCGCCAAACTTGGTATTGCGGAACCGCCTACGGACTTCGGTAACTAGGTTTTTCAGCAAGCGATATCCCCAGGATCAAAGTAAGCACCGGGCCTTTCGGCGCCTTCCTTGATTAGTACCCCGCATAGCATAACAGATGCAACAATGGGGTCAATAATCCCCATACTTTTCAACTTTGATGGTCGGCGGTCCCCGTTGATGTTCTTTTCGAGTTGAACATTGGCAAGGGCGTATTCGACGATATCGTCCTTCTCGAATGCAATCGAGCGGTGTCTGAGCAGGGATTCAAGCAAATAAGTCGATGGACCCATACTCATGATCGTCTGTGGCAACGCCCACATAGGCAAATCATTCTCAGGGTTGTACGAATCGTCGATATTGCCCCATGTCTGTATTTCGGTCGCCATACCCCCGAATGCGTCATATCCGACCCGTTTCAGGTTTCCCCACGCTTTCAACTCCTCTAATTTCTCCTTTACGGACTCGTATTGGATGGTGTGGGGGCAGATTGTGACGTTTTCGTGGTGGTCCCAGTTGTCTACGAACCGCTGATAATCACGTTTTACGGATTTCACATGCTGGTCTTTCACGACCCAGTGGTGCCATTTCATGTTCACTTTTCCGTTCGCCCACCAGCCGTAGCACATCGAAGTCAGGTCAAACGTCTTCGAGAAGTCCAATCCGCAGTAGATCGGGGTTTCCGGCGGTGGACGCTCGATTTCCTCATTTGCCGTTCGCCAGTCAGAAACCTGAATCCACTGAAGCCCCTCCAGACTCATCCGGCAACACTGGTATCGCTCCCAGTTGTGCAAGGCGTCCTGAGCGGTGTATTCCTTGAGCAGTCGGCGGTAGTTCGAGATCGGAATAACGTGGTTTAGGCTCGGTTGGGCCTTAATCCAGGTCGATTCATCCCGAAAATCGTCCTCTTCGTCGAGTCCGTACAGAAGGACGAAAACGTCCAATTCGTCCCAATTCTCCTCTTTGATGGCTTCATCCGCCACCCGGCGGCGGGTGTAGTAGGGCGAATCCATGCCGAGGGCGATATCTCCCGGCGTGGTCACCGAGAGCATGAAGGAGTCTCGGAGTTTCGGAAGGGCCGAAACCACCTTCTGCATGTAATCCTCCTTTGCTTCAGCAGTCTCGTCGCAGATGTAGCAAATCGCCTTGGTTCCGTCCAGGGTGCCAGTTTTCGATGCCATGACCCGAAACCGCCCTCCTGACTCACGGCAGCGGGTTTCCCTGATCGTGCATTCGTACCTAGCGGCGGCAGCCTCGTCCTTGTCTTCCGCCCGCCAGTCGCCGTATGCCCGGATGGCAATCTTGTTGGCGGCATCGAATGCCTGCCGTGCCTGATCCTGCTTATTGGCAAGGCAGAGGTTATCGGAGCCTTCCCACCGCCAGGAGCAGTAAAGCAGCAGGACGCCCGCCATTGTGGACTTTCCTGCTCCACGGGCCACTTCGCAGTAGGTCTGCTTATATCGGAGTCCGTTTGTCTCGGTGAACTTCCAGCAGAGAACCGAACCCAGGAGGAACGACTGCCAAGGCAGCATCACGATCTTCTGTCCGGTCAGTTCGTGACCGTCCGCCACCTCCAACTCCGAAACGAAGTCATCAAACCGATCGAGTTCCTTTTCGTCGAAATAGATGTCTTTTCTGGTCAGGTCGTGCAAGTGGCGTTTACAGGCCAGCATGACGGATTTGTTCACCCTCTCCTTTCCGGCCACAACCAGGTTCGCGTATTCAGTCGGATGGGTTACGTTTCGATTCATTCGGTTCTTTCCCTA